AACACATCTTCGTCAGAAAGATCATCAACCCACTCAGAAGTCTGAATCATTTCATACAAGTTCTGAAGAGCGTACTGTCTATTCTCATTGATTCTAAGAGAGAATACATCGTCCAAAGAATATTCGTAAATAAAGTCATGGATAATGTCTGGAGTAGAATCGGTAGAACAGTCATCTACAATCATAACTTCATAATTATCATAATCTTGATTCAGAACACTAATCAAAGCATTTTTGATATAGTTTTCCGCGTTATATACCGTTATCAAAATTTTGAAATGTGTCATTATCGAATCTCGCATCCTGAAGCATATTCACACTTTTCCCGATGTGTCCATACTTGCGGCATGGTAACATAAGGAAGATGCTGTCTTGTAATTCCTTCAAGAACTTTGTATTTCTCATTGTTGACCGCAGAATAAACCAACCCGTCTTTATCAAAGGGCCACCCCTTTTCTTCGTCGAAATCATCGGTTCCTCTAGTGATACTCTCTTGCGTACAATCGTAAATGTAGATGTCATTACAATCCGTGCTGACGAAGTTGATTTCTTTGTTCAAATGAGCAACAATGGCATCCAGCATGAAGAAATAATCATCACACCGATTCGGTCCTTCGAGAGAACGAATATCTGCTTTGACTGCCTTGGTGGACATACAGAGTGTTACTTCTCCACCCGGAATTTGTTCGCCACTCCAGAAGAGATATGGGTATACTGGAAGACGATTATCCACAAAAGACCAGAGCCATCGCTTTGGTTGATACGGATATACCTTTCGCGGATCATCTCTGAACGGCGGCATCGGTCGAAGCGAATCTACATGATGTGCCATTCCACTCAAGTAATCGAAGTTTGACTTTTCGTGAATCTCATTGATGAGATCAAATGCCATTGGGTAATAATAATCATCACCATCAATGACACACATATGAGTCCAACCATTCTTCTTGTAATTTTTTCGATAGTGTTCGAGGCAAGAGTTTGTACCCTTCCCTGTATAACCATCACTTTCTGTTTTGATGAGTGTATAATCTTCTGGAATAATTTCTTTTAGTTCATCAAAATAATCTGGCTCAGTCGAATTGTAGTTGACGACTACATCATACTTTACTTCAGTTGGTTGATTTTCAATCGACCAAAAGCATCTTTCCAAGTGTGACTTGCTGTGCTTGTGATACGTCAGAACATAAACGGCTAATTTTTCAATCATAGTCCAACATCCTTTTTATATTTTTCGATCCAAGTTTCAATATTGCCACGAGGAACCCAATCAAGATAACGCAAAGCTCTTTGATTATCAGCCAGCGTTTCTTTTGGTTCCAATACAGCATCAACATAAACACGATCACCGCCAATCATGTCAGCAATTTGATTTACTGAACGATTGTCCCCGTTACCGATGTTGATCGTAGTTCCTTCCCATGCGGATTGTTTTTCGGTCAAAGCAGCTAAAATATTTGCCTTGACCACATCACCAACATAAGTAAAATCTCGACGCTGTTCACCATCTCCGCGAATAGTCATAGGTTCACCATTCAATCTCTGTTGAATAAACTTACCTATAACCAAAGCATATGCGCCTTCAAGATTTTGCCGTTCTCCGTAGACATTGAAATATCGAAGACTCGTCGTCTTCAATCCATATGTCTTACAAAACTGTCTACAGTAAATCTCACCAATAAGTTTCTGCGCGCCATAAGGACTCAGAGGATCGGTATTGTGATATTCATCAGTAGGAATAATGGAAACATCGCCATACACAGAAGATGAAGAGCTGAAAATAAAACGATTGACGTTCCCATCAACAGCAGCTTTTAGAAGATTCAAAGTTCCTGTTACATTTGTTTGATTGTAAGTAATAGGATCTTCGATTGAAGGCTGAACTCTTGCGGTTGCTGCGAGATGAAAAATTGTGTCAATAGATTTGTCTTCAATAAATCCAGTTAGATCATGGTGAACAATGTCAGTCTCATAATCAAACCACGCTTTATCATTTATATTTTCATACTTTCCTGTAGATAGATTGTCGATGACATAAACTTCATTACCATCATCAATCAGTTGATCTACAAGTGTGCTACCGATAAATCCGGCACCACCAGTAACCAATGCTTTCATTACAGTAATCCTCTCAAAAGACTATCCCACTTCGCAGCACACCTTTGCATACTGTAAAAGTGATTGTAATATGTAGCCTGCAGCTCAAGCGTTGCCTGAATGTAATCGGTCCAGAACGTATTGAGCGCGTTGGTCAAGTAGTGATAGTGAGTCGCAGCATGTTGCTGAATATCAGGACTCCAAGGATACATGTGAGCAAAATCCTTACACGTTTCTGGAAGCGCACCATAGTTGGGAACAACTGCCATACAACCTGCTGCCATTGCCTCAATCGCAACAAGACAAGCCGTCTCAAGATATGTGGAAGGATATGCCAAAATATGAGTTTTGAGAAGAGCAGCACGAATCTCGTCATTAGAAACGGTTCCGTGATAATTGACGCATCGCAACTCATTTAGGCGATTATAAAGATCCTGAAATTCGGGATGCTGATCCTGCTCATCTCGACCGTATAGCTTGAAGCTGGAGTATATGTCGATTTCAAAATCATTTCGCGCATCTTGCATGACGCGAGCAACAGACTCAAGAAGATTCAGACCACGATGAGGAGTCGAGAAATAAATGATTCGAGTCTTTCCGTCCTTGGGCTTTTCGTGCTGCGGAAACCGTTCGATACAGTTTGGAATGACAACAGACTTCTCATAGGGTACACCAAGTTTCTGATGAAAATCCCACAATGCCCAATTACTTGGAAATACGAATCGCTCAAATAAATCGCGATTCTCTTGTTGCTTGAGATGTTCAGATTCAGGATCTTCGGGAAGGTCGTGAAGCCAAAGAATCTTTTTTCTTGGATCACGCAAATGTTCTTCGCGAACACGTTGAGGAATAATGATAAATTCCTCCTTCAACTTATCATCAAGCGAATCCATTACACGATTATAAATCAACTCTGTTCCACCCATCGGCTTGGAATTCTGTTGGTTGATACGAAATTCAAAACTATCTGACATGATATTCCTCCTCATCAATTCATCATGTATGGAAGTATATAGGCAAAAATTTTGGGCGAAAAATAAAAAAAAGGGGGAGAAGGTGATGATCCTCACTGGGATTACTTAATCACCTTCTCCCCCCTTATCGTTCAGATCGGACGAACGTGCCGACCCAAACTATGTTGAAACTCTAAGCGCGAGGCGTGCGGACAATACCGTACTTCGTCGCACCGTTCTTGGCAGTCTCAGCGGTAACAACCCAGTTACCATAAGCCTGAACCGTCTGACGGATGCGACTAATCATCGCCGTGAAGTTCTGAACACCAAACCGCGCACGAGCCTGTGCGGCAGTAAGAGTTCGACCCTCCGACAGATAATCAACAACCTTACGAGTCTTAGAGTTAGCAGTAAAAGCCATAGTTTTTTTCCTCACAATGTCGGCTATTCAATAAATTTCGTAAACGCGCCGACTCATCTACGAAACAAGTTAAACCTTACCGAAGTTCACAATCCTTCTGCGGAATCTCGATGTATTTCTCACCATTACGGATTGCCCAATACCAAGATCGCTTTCCGTTCTCAACGCGAAGCACATGGGTCAACTTCGTGTCAGTTCCTCGCTTGTACCAGAACCGATGAGCATGTTCACCGCGCCGTCTCGTCTTTACTCCACCCATATATAGTCTCCTCCAACTGGACCCATATTATAACCCCCCAGAAGTATTTGTCAACCCCTAAAGAGCATTTTTTTGAAACTTTTTTTCATTAGTTGAATAAACCACACTTTAGAATATAATAAGCATCTACAATATCATTTAGTGGACTTATTATTTTATCTGACCTCGGAGTAAGCATCTCTTTCAAATTTACATTTTCATTATCAATACAAAATTGATTATACATATCTTCCTTTGTTGCTCGACCAGAACCCGTCGCAAATTTTTTGACTGTCGTTGGTGCGATCACATCAAAGTTGATTAGCGCATCCCACATATTGTATTTCAATATACCTGTATTCTCTGCTATATTAAAAACTCTTCCTGTGGATGAAAATGAGTAACCCTCCAGATAAACCTGAACAACACGATGCTCATTCAGAATTTTTACTGCCCAATCAGATATTCCATCATACCTATCCATGTCCGACTTGAAGTCGCTGTGATTTGAACCGTGAAGATTTCCTTCGCGAAACATCTCAAATCGACTCAAATTTGATCGAAAATACATTGTCGTATTATTATAGGAAAAACCACCTTTTTCTGTGTCAAAGACACAAATGGCAGGTGAGGTAAGAGAATAGTCAATACCAGCAATAACCGGCATTATTCTAACTCTTCCTCTACCCTATCGTAATCGACGTTGTAGGTGCCGCAAAACGGGCAATGTCGCGCTTGTTCCAAAAAACCATGAGTATTTGTAAAAACACTATATTCCGTATCGCACTCTACACACTCTAAACCAAGTTCAATAATTTCGTCGTCAAATTCCTCGTCGGCTGGCATTGGCATTAGATGACCTCACAACTTCCGCTGGTACATGCCATCGTTTGTGATCCAACTGTTTGATCGGTATTCTCATAATTTCCGAGTTCAGTCCAATCCAGACTTTGTGGCATATCTTTGTTTAGTTCAACATACTTATCCTTATCTATCTCCGTAAATGGAGCTTGCTTATATATATGGTCCGTGTGAGGCAGGAATGAAACTCCAGTTAGATCATTGAAGTTTTCATATACCCATGCTCCAACATCCATCCACTCATGTTCCTTGACGGTAACGGTACAAGAAGGATTATGCTCACACCAATACTTCTTGTATGCCAACCATCGTTCCAACTGCTCAACGGCAGTCAGGTCTGTTGTGACAACAGAGTTCTTTGGTGCCGCGACAGGAAATGAGAAAACGTGATTATGGTCGGGAGCAATAATGTCATCCTCGACCGGAACACCACGATCAATCATAAACTGACTCGCAGGATCTTTCTTGTCTGCTCGTACAGTACGAACATAATATGGAGAGAACCTTGAGTGAATACCACTTGCCGAGTCAACTAGAACAGAAACAGTTCCAGAAGGCTTGACTGTTGTAATGGCAGCAGACTGTGGAATACCAAAAAGGCTTGCCCATGTCTTGTTTGTCTCGATCGCAATCTCCATCAAAATCTTCAGCGTATCTTCAAGATTTCCAGACTTGCCATTGGTGAGCTTGTTGTCCATGATGCCAGTCAAACTCACACCAAGCAATCGCTCCTCTTCGGCATTGTGTCTCCAGTCAGCGCGAAGATACTTGAACTTCGTAAGCGTTGCCTGCATCGTTCCAAGAATCGTAGCAACCTCAACCTTTCGCTCAAGATCAGCAAGTGTATCACTTTCACGAATGACAACCTCAGAAAGATTACAGAAACCGTTTGGTCGAAGAATAATCTCCGAACAAGGATTGACACCAAACTCATGTTCAGGATCTCGCCTTCCGTTTTCTGCTGCCTTCTCTTTGAGTGCTGCTCGATTTACAATACCACGCTCTCCACTCTTTGAGTTATAAAGAGAAAGCCACTCTGCCATGAAGATACCAATGTCAGGCTTTTCCTTATAGACGGCTGAGTTGTTTGAGAACGCACGATGAGTCTCCGTTGTGTACCACTGCCCAGTCTTGGCATGACGCATTCTTTCGTCAGTCAGATCGGAAAGTGAAATCAACGCAGCACGTCGAACTCCACCAACAACAACACAAGACGCAACATGACACATCAAATCATGGCATTCAAGTGAAGTCAGCTTTCTTCCTGCTGCCTGTGAAAATGTGTTGATGAAGGCATTGAGTGTTTCGACCAAAGGTTCAGGACCAGAGGCACGACCACCAAACACCTTCAAAGGTGAACCAGCCGGTCGAACATTGGATGTATCAATGTTCGGAACCTGACCAGCATAAAGCATGGCAACCAACTCTTTGAGAGCCTTTGCCCAACCTAGTTTGCTATCGGCAACAACAATCGTGCTATCCGTTTTGTGAAACTCTTCTGAAACAGAAGGCAGCTTTTCAATGTGTTGTGTTTCAACAGAAAAGCCGACACCCGTTCCATTCATAAGGATATATAGAGCTTCGTCAAAAGCGCGAGGAGAATCGACAGCAACAAACGAACAATTATAACCCGCAATGTTTTCCCTTTCTAGTGCTGGACCAGCAGTCATCATTGCGCGCATGGAAGGCATGACCTCCATGTTGAATATAGCATCTCTTATGGATTGCTTTACGTCCTTGATTGAACCTTTTGTATTTTCTTCGATATGTCCCTCAAAGAAATCAACATATCGGTCTACGGTTTCATCCCATGTTTCTCGTCTTCCCTTTTCGGGAACCCATCGAGCATAACGGGAAGAGTGAATGTATTGCTGAAGAACTGTCATCTTGGGTGTTGCCATTTTTATTTTTCTCCTACCAGATATTTCCACGATACCGGGTACTTATCTTGTATCAGATCGCTCATCATGTCAGCAATCTGCCTTGTTTCTTTTTGAGTATCTTTTGCACATCTTAGATTACACACTCTGGCAAAAGCATACAAAGAACCAGTCCAATACCACTCAGTCATAAGACTTTGAGGAAGTAGCATTCTGGCTTGCTCGGCACAAACTCCTGCGTCGATCAGTTGATTATATAGGCTTACTGATTTTTGACTTAGTTTTTGTACGGCATCGTCAACTGAAAGTTCATTTACCAACAACCATTCTACTTCATCTGTCTCTGAAGATCCCTGCTTTTTATTTTCAGGATTTGCTCTCCAGCTATCAGGATGGAAAATCTCTGGTTCCGTTTGAACATAACGTCGTGACACTTCATTCCAGACAAGACCAACCTGATGCTTGACGAGTTGTCGAGCAACAAAGATCGGTGCCTTGATTCTAAACTGAAGTGAACAATGACCAAACGGAGTCCAGTGATTGTGTTCTGCTAGATATTTGATAAGCCTCTCATCACCCTGAGAAAACTCTTTCACATGCTTATCAAAACTAACTCTGGCAGCGTTGACTACAGACAAGTCACTTCCCATGAAATCTACAAGATCAACATTCATCATAGAGAAACCCTCTTCCAAGAATTTAGTGTTGCCATCGCTGCCAGTCCAGAATGTGTGTTCTTATTTATTATATCCTGTATTTCGCCCGCAGGAATATTGGCAAGCACCATATCGTTTATATCCTTTTCTTTCAAACCTTCGGGCCAGATACAAATCTTATACCCGAGTTCAATAATATCCTTCATCCTCTTCACAATCTCTTTATTCCTTGGCTCATTGTCAAACACAACGATACACTTTTCTTTTCGGATCTCTGTCTCCAGTTTCTTGAAGTCTGCTCCACCAACTGCGATAGAGTTTTCCAGAAACAGAGAGTCGATTGGACCCTCAAGAACATAGACACTTTCTCTTGAGTTTCGTTTGATCTGATCGAGCCCAAAGATCATCGGAGCATTCTTGTCAATCTTGAATGCCAAATATCGAAGTGACACAGACGAGTTGATTGCTCTTGCGGCAACACCAACAAGCTCTCCATCTCGATTGATGAATGGAAGAAGAACTCTGGCTTGATTGCCAACGATACGACCTTTGTATATAGGATCGAGTCTTTCCAGTATTTTATCATCATGGACAAAATACAAACGATCAAGACAACTCTGAGGAATGCGTCGTTGATGAATGAAATTATACACGAGATGATTTTTTGGAATGCGATCTATTCGTTCCGCTCCGATCTTTTCAAGATAAGTTACGTCCATAATATTTTTTCTCTTCTTAGGTTTTTGATAAACCTGCTGTTCAGTTTTTACATTATTACTTCCAAACTTGTCAAGCAAATAATTTCCATAAGACATGTGATCCATCTCTTTGAGAAAGTTTGCGAAAGATTTAGTAATCCCGCAGTTGTGACACTTGAAGATGAAACTGTCTCTATCTTTGCTTGGATAAAAGTATCCACGAGCCTTGTAACGATTCTTTTCAGAATCGCCGCAGAAGGGACACCTGAAGTTATATAGCGTTTTTGTTTTCTTGGTAAACTGATCCAATTGGGATGAGATTATCCCAACGTATTTTACGTCAATATGATTCATAATATATCCAGAGTTTGTTTATTTGATTCCTAGCTTCTCGCGAACTTGAGCTTGAAAAACTTCTTGATCCATTCGAGCATCGTGAAAATTGTCTTTGATAGATTCTATGTTTTCGCGCATAACGTCTAAGTCACTTTCCAAAGCATCTTCTAGTTGGCGAACGTCCTGTTTGACAACATCAACATCGGCAGTCGAAGCGCGGGTTGTAGCAAACACCCATACACCTCCTATTGCGGCAATGATGACACCAACTGAAATCTGCTTAAACATATCGTCCATTCTACCAATCCTCTAGTTTCTTAGATAAGCATCAAGAGCCTCACAGTGTCGCTGATTTTCAGCTAGTTGATCTTCAAGTGCTTCTATGTTGATTATACCCTCTTCTTGCATTTCGAGCAATGTTTCTAAATCGTATACAGCTTCTTCCATCCAATAAGGACATGCTGGTGGTTTTAGTTCAGCAGCATTTTTCGCACAACAGCTAGTTACCAGCAGACTTGTTCCGCTCACGAATAGCATCAATAAGTTCCTCGCCTTTCTTGACCGGCTGTTGAAGAACCTTGTCGGCTTTCTTTCTTCGCTTCGCATTTTCTTCATGTGCTTCATTTTTCGCTTCCACCTTCCCTCTATATCGAGCATTTTGTATTCTCATCCATTCGCCAACGATTCCGCTAAAAAAGGTTGCGATTGCATTCACCGCTACCTTGATCGCATTCCAAAGAAATCCTACCATTATTTTTTACCCCTTCGCAAATACATCATCGTTCCGTATGTCGAGTCCTTGATTATAATCCCTTTCTTGGGATTTTTCAACCCATATTCGCGAATTTCTTTTCCACAATCATCATCACCAACAAGATTAACATAACGGTCATAACGAGACTTTTCGCCTTTACATTTCACAAAAACATCAGAAGAAACTTCATACACATTCGTTCCGGCAAAGATTTCCTGCTTCTTCTTTTTCTTTCTTGGACCGGGAGGTTCACCAACCATGCCACCACCAACAGAACCAACAGTTGTGGCAGGAGCTTCTGATTCATCAAAAGTCTTTAGTGTTTCTAAAAGTTCTTCATATGTCTTTGCCATTTTACAACTCCCGTAACCTATCTACAACATCTTTACATAATGGAATATCAGTATTGACAATATTTTTTCCATTGATATTTTCCACTACATCAGGCATACAGTTGAGGTAGGTAAGAAATGTCTTCAAAACGGAATAGTCCACGGATTCCATTTTGAAGAACAATATTCTTGTCGCTGCCTCAAACTCAAATACATTGTAAAACAAAATAATATGATTTAGAATCAACCGCTCTTTCAGTTCATTCGACGCAGTATACCGATTTATCAATCGCTTGATATATTTCGGTATTTTCACATCCTCTTGAAACTCTTCCAAGTCAGCACATTGAGGATTGTTATATGACATAATCATGTATGCGTTTATGTTCTTTTCGGTCAAACTCTCAATCATAATATATTTTCATTAGTATTCCGTCTTGTAGTTACCTCTAAATGTTGGATGATGAACTCGGCTTGGTCCTTGACCTTGGTGCTGAGAACTCGCATACACGTCACCGCCTCGTGAAGATGCCTTGTATTCACCACCAGCAAACGCACGATTTGGTCGAATGTGTGTCAGGTAGCGATCGGCAGCTTGTTGAGGAGAAAGTCCTTCGATGTAATAAACTCGTCTCTGTAGTGGATCAAGGTACGCACTCGGTTCAGTACCACTTACAATTGAATCGAACTCTTCCATCCAATCATTGCGAAATGCTTCTTCTTCCGCATTTGAATACTGAAAAACAGCATCAAAGGAATGCTCGATTGCCTCGCGAATCGCAGCACGCTCTTCTTCAAAGTCATACTCTTCATTGCGCTGCTTTCGACGATTGCGAATAGCAGTCTTTAGCCGTTCTGCGCTTGCTCGCGTAACCTTACCCTTGCGCTCTCCACTCTTGGCGATGCTTGTGCTTGGTCGATTTGCAAGCGGGTCAGACTTCTGCGAGTTTCTTACACGCGAATGTGAACGCTTAAGACCAGATCGGATCTTAGAGAGGTTGTCAACACCCTTGGCTGCTCGCTCGCCATGCTTAGTTGCGATCTGCTTTCGCATTTTATCAGCCGAGCGTTGGAGCTTCTCTGCTCTCTTCACTGAACCTCGCCCATCCCATTCGATGTCCGATCGTTCACCTTCCGCATCAGCAGAACGCTGTGCTGCTGCTCGAATCTTTGTGGAAGTCTTTAGTTCGTCAAGATTCTCATACTCTTCACCCATCACAGGATTGATTGTTACCTTTTCTTTCTTTCCATTCAAGGCAACTTTCTTTCCGGTCTTTGAGGTGTTACGAATAGACTTGCTGATTGCCTTTCGGCGCTTCATCAGATATTCGTCAGAAGAATCGCTATCTCCATCGTTGTCAACGTCAGAATCTTCTTTTCCAACGGGATCTAGCTGTGACTTTTTCTTTCCATTCTCTTCAGGAAGCTCATTCTTGCCTTTGGTTTGATCGGCAGGTTCACCCTTGCCTTTCTTCATCATGGCATTTTGTTTGGCTTTGCTATCTTCATTGATAGCACCAGTCAAAACTGATGTTACCGCATCAGCAAGACTTTGTGATATATCTTTATTCCAAGTGGACATTTTAATACTCCTTTATGAAAAGTGCTAATAGTATTTAGTAATCTGTAAATCTTTTCAGCTTACTTTTACCCCTTTTCTTCTTGTCTGCGGAACTCGCAGACATTTCTACGTCTCAAGATTCGGAATGAACGATTCTTCCGCCTCTATCCTCTACTGCGATTTTTGCTTTAGGGTATTCCTTTTTCAGCGACCGAACAATCGCAGGAACTTGCTCTGCCACCTTCGCATAATCTTCATCAACAACTTTGTTGTTCACAAAAGCAACAATCGTGTATGGGCTTTGACCTGCCTTTACATTCTTGGCAATCGTACCCATCTTCGCTTCCCAAAGGTCATATCCCTCTTTCTTACCATACAGCTTCCATGCCGTTGCGTAAAGAATTTTCTCTCCATTCTCACCATACTGTTTCTTGAACTTCTTTTTGTTTGCCTTGATAAAGCGTTCGGCACCAGCACCGGGAGGCGCTACTTCCGTAACGTCAATAAGAGGTTCAATCTCTTCTGTTCTATCCGGTTGACCGGGAACTTCTTTGCTATAACGATCTGCCAGTTCTTTTGTTCCCCACTCTCCGGGCTTTTTCTTCTGTACCAAGTCTCTAAACTTCTTCATGCTACTTCTCCTAACAGACTCTTGCTGAATACTTTCCCAAATATCAGCGTCTAAGGTTGATCTGGATCTTCCGCCAGAAACAAATGAGTTGACTCGCTCAAAGGCATATTGATGAGCAGTCTTTTCACCATAGATCGGGCTCGATGCCAGTCCACGCAAAAATACTTCCAACAAATATGGATAAGGTATGTGACTCTTATCAGATTTCTTACCAAGTGAATGACAATGATCTTCTTTCATTATAGAACCATCGTGTAAAAGAAGAAGCATTCTTCGATAGAGCAGATCATCGTCTATAATGTATTCCAATATTTTGTCAACAACATTGATGATTTGCTGTCTCAACAATGGATTGGCACCAGACGTTTCTAGGTCTTTGAATGTTCTTTTAGCAATCGGAAGGTCTTTCATATCCACCAAACCAAAGCGAAGCATGGCATTGAACCTTCTGCCTGTTATGCTGGTCTTGCCGTCAACATTGGCTTCCATGATGGATTGGCAAATCTCTTCATTGATTTTCATTCCACGACGAATGGCATCATAAAGAGGTTTGGGGTTTTTCATTGGAGAACCCTTCTTGAACTCTTTATAGTTTCCATCCGAGGCAAACTTTCTCATCTTGGAAGCGGACATGCCAGTCACATCTTCGGCATCAGGATCTCGTTCACCTGCTGTAATGATTTCGATGTTGTCGAAGTTATATTCACTTCCATTGTATCGGTTGAGGATCTTCTCAAACTCTGCTGCTCGATCGGCACCGACAACAAGAGAAACCTCCTGATACTTTTTATCAAGCGATTTCATTACATCAATCAAAGTCTTGACGTTTGTTTTTGAACTGATGTTCTTTGAATGATTGGGAAAGGATTGCTTGAGAAACTTCACCTTTACTCTGAAAGGTAGAGGATTTTTTCTCGGATCTTCTGATTTGGATGCGAAGATAGCATACTCGGCTTTTCGTGCCTTTGCTTCTTTCGCAACTCGATCCATTACAACTTTATGTCCAATGGTGGGAGGATTGAATCTACCCCACGCAACAACGATCTTTTTTGCCATAGCAGGTTTCCCTTAGCCTAACTGCTGTGATGATTTTAGTTTGACTGATTTCGTCTTAGCTTTGTCAGTCGCTCCATTTCCTTCTTTTTTACCTTTGGCAGCATTTTTACTGCCAGCTTGTTTATCTTGGCTTGGTTCTTATCTAACTTGGCAGCAATCGCAATCAACATTTGCTTGGAAGCGATTTCGCCTTTTGTTTTACCAGCAGCCATTCTCTTGAACAAAACGGCACGAGCAGCTTTTTGAGCGCGTCTCTTCAATGCCTTTGCGTCTGCCATTCGAGACAGTTTTCGTTTTCTTACACGAGCAATGATCTTCGCACGGCGCTTCATTAGAAGTCCTTGCTTTCTTCTACGTTGTAAAGACCATGCTTCGTTCATATTGTTACTCCAAAGTTACATTATATTTAGGAAGACCAGTTTTTGATAGCAGTGAAATTTTGATAAGAAAACTCTAAACGATCAACGAGCTTGACAGTTTTACCGTCTGTGTCTACGGCAACAAAACCTTCATCACCTGTTACCTTGTAACCTGTATTTGTTTTGATGAATGTTCTATATTGATTCGCTCCACTTCCTAGCTTACGAACGATCACATTCTTCGCATTGACAAGGTGTGTTTGAAACTCTGCGAACGCAATCAATGTAGACTTTGTTCTTAGATATACCTTGAGGTGTTCTTTTTTGATTGCCTCTTTGGATGCCTTGGTTTTTTCTGTTTTCATACTGGCAATGTGAGTATCCCACCATTGAGTGAAGTATGGATAGTAACCAACCGCATGTGAACGCGGATTTGTAATCGCTTCTCCAGCTCGAACCTTTGAATTTGAATATGTTTTGAAAGACGATCCAGCGGCAGAAGAAGGTAACTTATTCTGCATCTCCATAAATGCTTTCAAGTCTCGCGAGTTCACTTTACGAAAGGCTTTACCTGCCTTAGACAAATGGCGGTCAAGCTCTCTGAGTTCCTTGGGTGTGAATAACACGCTACCGGACAAGTCGTGATAGTAAGCGTCGTCGAACCAAACTGTCTTGGGTCTGTTGAGTCCAAAGATGTTTACGCCAATAGACGCAGACATATTGGGAAGTGTATCACCTGTATAGGTTGTATGCCATACAATACCAATCTTCGCTGCCTTGATTTTCCTACCTACATCAGAGTTCGCAGGAAAGGCATAGACAATTGTGTTGGGTTGAAACGTAAGATAATCAACTCCGTCGATTGTTTCAGAGTTCAAATCAGATTTGGTGAACATCATGTCACCCTGAATGACACCATTGATACCCAGCTTGGGTAGTTCCTTGAGAGCAATCTTTAGCTTATCGGCGAGCGCACCAGAATAACCATACTTCTTCAGATCAGCATTTGATTTGACGAGCTTGGCATTCTTGGCAAACACACCCTTGGTGCCTACAAAAAACTTTCCATCTTCAGGATCGGTTCCGGCAAAAATGGCAGGGGCACCATCCCATTTTACATGTAGATCAACTTTCTTCTTGGCTTTTCCAACAAGCATGTCTCGAATAGAACGAACGAAGTTGATACCAGAACGCATACCATCAATACCGTACAGAAACATCAAGTCTTCAAGATGTTCAAGATGTAGATTTTTATTCGCGTCTTCTGTCAAGTATTGTATGAATGTTTGCATGATTATGTTTTTCGCTTTCCAGAAGTTCTAGGCTTTGATGCTGACCGGCTAGTTTTTTCTCCACTTTCAGATATTTCTTCATCATAATAGTGAGGATTATCATATTTAGGATCACCTGAAAATTTTATCGCGGACGTAAATGGACGTTCTGCCCATTTACACCGTATGCTAAATAAATTAACACCATCAGTATTAGAAACAAGTATTGAAGTAAAACCGTCATTTGGTTCCAAATAAACATGACTTCTTTTAATACCCTCAACCTTTTTATTGAGGTCGGGTAGTTCTATGGCAGCTTGAAATCCTCTAAACTTTCTAGTATCTGTATAATCTCCCCTACCAGTTACCTTGATATAATACGGTCCTTTAAATTTAGAACCAACAAATTCGTTCATCCAATTTGACCACTCTTCCCATTCCATTTTTAATAGTTTGTCTAGAATAGCATCTCTAATTGCACCAAGAACAGGACTTCCCCACTGATCCTTTATTGCTTGATAAAACTCTTTATCGCCATGTTTCGGATCTCTGTCAATAAACTTATACACCTTATTCTTTTGACCCTTCCCCAATTCCATCCAATTCTTACCAAAAACCATTTGTGAAAACATATTTAATTTAGGACCAAAATTTCTATCATTAATCATATCCTGTTCTAGTTTACCAATATATGTTCTTTCCAAGAATGTTTCACTATTAAACAACTCTTGACTTATTGTGCCTAAGCCCGGATTAGTAAATGGTATCTCACCATAACCTTTTGTTGACTTGGCAGATAAACCAAGCATACAATTATCTCTCCCACACAAAAACTCTACCAGTGTATCAGTAGGATTTGCGCCAGAACCTCCAGTTGGAACATGAGAACCCCACACTTCAGTCAAATTACTTGCTCCTTGAGCAGTCCAATATATCGTTTTTATATTATTAACACCAGTCCCATGTGCATATCCATTTTTTACTGCCCAATCAAGGAACGCACTAGCCATAATTTGAGCGCGTCCCAATTCGTTACGATATTCTTCAACTGTCATCTCTTTCGCATAGGTTTCAAAATTTCTTTTAACCACTCCAGATAATGCAAAATGCTGAAATGGATTGCTTTTGCTTCCGGGCTTCAGAAACCACCCACATAAAATTTCATTAACAGACGCCAATGTAGTTGCAGATGCTTTTTTGTTATTATCTTTATATGGTTTTTTTAATAATGGAATATCTCCCGTAGTGGGATTCATTTTGTTTGTTAGACTCATTATTCTAGCAACTGCCATTACCCGTCTCCCCTTAAAACAATACAATATTATTTATAATAGGGAGTGGTTTCCGTCACCATCATTTGAATAAATAACGTCCTTTATACCAAAGTTAGCAATGGCACGCTGGCAGCCGATACAAGGTTTCGAGTTGCCCCATGTCAGTTTCTTTCCCGGTCCATTAGAATCATACTTCACGCGGCAAACATACAGAGTTGCCTTTTCCATTTCATCCTCGGAAATCTGTCTCAAAGCATTCTTGATGGCATCCGTCTCTGCGTGTAGAAAGATGGCATCATCATGCTCCGAAAAACGAGAATGAAATGGGTGTGACTTCTTCTGATTTACCCCGTAGGATATGATTTGATTTTTATATACGATTGCCGCAGCATGTCTCGCACCAGTGCGATTCATGTCTCGATCAAGGTCACGAGCAATGTCAGCAAGTATCTCTAATACTTTCGCGTTTTCCATAATAAAAAAGCAATAACCCAGAGTCTAGGTTGTGTGACCCAAACTCTGGGTTATTGGTCAAACCTACGCATTGGTGTCGTTCGACGCCTTGCCAAAGTTTGCGCCAAGAACATTCACGGTGTCGAGAATAAACTTGACGATCTTATTGTCACTCTCGTTAGGAGTAAGCGTAGCTACGATAGCTGCAACTCCAACAACGTGAACGATAATATCGAAAACACTCTTTAATAGTTCAACAGACATAATAATTCTCCTTTGATTGACAAAAATCTGTCCTTTTATTTAGTCAACAATAAAATCGGAAAACGCATTCCGATTTTTGGTAGATGAAGAAATATCACTATCCTTCATCAAACCATCTTGTGCATCCTCCTCACAATCAAAGAGGCGCATCTTCTTTCGATCAACTCCAATCACAAATCTACGCTTGGCAGTCATATCTGAATAACGATTCTTGAGCTGCTTCACCATGATCTGATTCATCTCGTCCAGTTCATCTGTACGAATCAAGGCAAGGAACAAATCTGCTGTAGCAGGAAGACCAAAACTTTCTGCCACATCTTCCATCGAAACATCACTACTGGCAGACCCAGAACGGTTGATCTGTGTCGCAGTAACGATCGGAACAACAAGTTCTACTGCCAACCCACGAAGTTCTTCTGCGATGCTTTTGATCTTTTCATAGCTATTTACATTGGCACCTCGATAAACCATAGATTGACACAAGTTGATATAGTCGATGAAAATCAAATCAGGAACAAACTTCTTCTTCATCGAAAGTTCTTTGACCAAGTGTCGAAAGTGTCCTGCTCCAGCTTGAACGGTAGGATACTCCTTTACGATAAGTTTACCAATCGTCTTTTTTCGTAAAGACTCAATCTTCTTATCGTAAAGCTGTTTCGGAAGATTCTTCAGATCAGCCATAGAAACATTCATCAGGTTCGCATCTATTCTCTCAGAAATCTTCTCCTCTGCCATCTCAAGTGTAATGTATAAAACATTGTGACCATCTGTCATTGCGCTTGCTGCCATGTGACACATTGCCAATGTTTTACCAGCACCCGGAGATGCCATAAGAACATTCAAGGTTTTGGTTATCAATCCGCCTTCTGTAATCTCATTCAACAATGTAATATCAAAAGGAATGTGTTCCTCTTTTCGATTGTAATAAGCAAACCGATCTTCGGAGTCCTCAATATAATCGTGACCAATATGAGAATCGAAAGATACAGAAAGTGCTTCTGTCAACAGAGCAGGAATGGCACCCTTATCTTTCTTTGTGTCTCCATTGAGAATCTGAATAGATTCCATGATCGAGTTATAGATGGCTTTGTCTTGACAAAACTTTTCGGTCGTATCGTTTAGCCACTTCTCGTCATTGTTGGTATCAGTCTTATCTATCTCAACGATTTTATCAACAACCGATTCATAAGAGTTGCCGAGGTTCTTTTTCTCATCAACCTCGATAAGCAAAGAATCTTTTGTTGGATTTGTATTGTATTTGTTTATGTAATCTATGATCGTATCGAATACAATACGATCGACCTGATCGTGAAAATACTCACTGCGAAGAAAGGGAACCGCTGTTTTTATAAACGACTCGTCTTTCAAAAGACTCGCCAATATCACTGTCTCCGTCCGTGTTGTCATGCTCAACCCTCATATTTTTTGACGCTTCCTCTTGAACCAAATCTATTAATATACCCAAAAGAAGTTGGTCAAAACTCTCTTTCATTTCTGACGGATAATCTACATCACGAATTTCTTCTGGTATGTGAAGAACTTCAAATTCATATTCAGCTTTTGGTGTGTCTTCATCAGTTTCAGGCTTTGAAAATCTAAAATCTCCATACTTATATTTTAAACCAGAAAAAGGACCATCTATAATTTCAACAGCACCTTCCGAACCATCTTTTGGATTATAAATTAATCTATAGTAATCTTTAATAGTTTTATTTGTCTCCCACATCTTCAACCTCCTTCATTGCTGAACCATAAAGAAATTCCTTCTGACATGCCTCGTCAATCTGATCGAGAATATCCTTAGTGAAGTATTTATCAGGATTTTCCATAATCGTCTTGGCATATTGCTTCGACCC